TATGACACCACCACAAACGATTGGTTCTTTATTTTTGACACCAGTAAAACAATAATCAACTTCTAGATCATCAATAAATGATAGATCTGTCTGGACACCTAGCAATTGATTATTGATATTATTAAAAATTAAATATCCGTGTTCTTTAATAAATGGTCTGACTTCCATTATCCATCATAAGTATTGAGTTGTGGGAACAACGCAGTAATAGTCATGGGTAAGGGTTGCTCTTGCTGGATATAAACAAAACCATCTGTTTCGTAATCTGAATTAAATTCTATTTGTTTGTCACCAGAAAATAATTTGACCGCTTGATCCATTGGCATAGAACTATCACGAAATGGTATTAAATCTGTTTGTGTACTATTACTACCTATTTCAGCACCAACAGTTTCAAAAAATCTTGCAGTTATTTCTTGTATTCTTTTTACTTTGCCTTGTGCAGAACCATCAGCACTACCACTTTCTATTCTCATAGTTTGCAGCTTAGATGTATATTTTAATCCAACTATGGCTTTTGTAACAGAACGATCAAGAGATATTGCACCACTAGAAACTACTTTGTCTGCATGAGTAGATCCGTTAGCCAGGATAGATACTGTTTGACCCTCTAAGTGACTTAATCCTGACAGTGTTGTTGTAGCACTTCCAGAATATACTAAACCACTATCCAGGAACCAGGCATCTTCAATGTTTGATCCAAAGTCAAAAGGTTGTAAATATTCTATGTATCTAACTGTACTGCCATTGACAGTTCTTTTTACAATCATGTACAAAGTATCTTCACCTCTTGAAGAAGTTACTGTGTTTGATATAGCAGCAACACTTTCTACTTCTGCAATACCATTACCAAAAGCACCACCTAAAATATGTCGATGCCAGGCAACCACATTTTCAGATCTTTGATATGTCATACCAGTAAGCACGCCATCAGATCTGACAACCCAAACAATACTGTCTGGCTCTTGCTGATAAGTCCAGTTTGTAAAACCAGTACCCACACCTGAACCACCAATATGTTCTGCCAGGATAGTTAGATCTGGTGCCACATAACCATCACTGTTGAAATCAAAAACAAGCTCTCGTACTTTTTTACCAGCACGTTGTACAAATAAAACTCTGTTACCAGCTAGCAGTGCATCTACATCTGATGTTCCGTAACCAGCTTGTCTTTTTATCTGGATGTTAGTTGGTGTAATCGGTTCAGCGGAAGATGAAGCTGTTGCAACAAACTCACCGCCAGTTGTTCCTATTAAGAGTGTACGCAAACCTTTGATATACTTGATAGCATTCACCTGATCAGAACCAATTGTAAATGTCATTCCATCCGTAGCATTCGTACCAGTTGTCATGTTTTCAAAATCACCTGACTTTGAAAAAAATAATTTTTGTGGATCATTGTTTGTACCAGCAAAAACTAAACGCTCTTCAAAAAATGTAACACTACTAGGAAAATTATTACTGGAGGAAAATGGATTATTAGTAGGTGCATACAAAGTCAAACTCCAGGATGTATGAGATGACCTGGAAAGTTTTCTTGGTTGATGTGAGGGATGTACAATAAATAATACATCTGCGGATTGTGCAAACTTTAATTCATTTGCTTCTGAAGCAGAGTAGGGTGTTGATATTTCTACAGCAGTACCACTATTTAAAACTTGACCACCATCTTTGTAAACTCTCATGTACTGATTACCAAACTCTAGTACATAAGTTTGAGTGGTGCTAAATTCAAAAGGTATAAGTCTTGCTTCACCATTGCTTTTTGTAGCAGCAATAAAACGAGTACCTGGTCTTCTTGTAGCTCCACCATGAGGATGTACGATCATGTTTTCTAAAGTCTTACATCCTGAGTAATACTTTTGTAAATCTGTTCTACCATCTAAACGTGGAGATAACTCACCTGATGTAAAGTTGGTAAACGCAAACGTAGAACGTGGCATAATTTACTTTTTCTTTTTTTTCTTTTTCATACGCAACTTTTGAAAGTCAGCTGCATCAATTTTTTTTCTATTACCACCCATGGCAGCAATTTTTTTTTGTTTTTTTGTATATTTTGTTCCTGGCATTATAACCTCGAGTTAATAAAGTCATTAGCTTGTATACTAACGTCATCGTCTGCGGTTCCTTCTGTAGCATCAACAAAGCGTGCATCTTTTAATTTTTGCTGATACAGACCAAACATTCGATCCATTAGTGTAGATGACTGTGTTATGGGATAAGCCAGCTCGGCTGCTAGCCTGGCTGACAATGTTTCTATTAAAGAACTATCGTATAATGTTGTGTCTACAATTTTAGCCACATACAAAATTTTCATAGTGTCTTCGTCTGTTAAAAGTTTTCTTCCTTCTATTCTAAATTTTTCGTTATTCGATAAGTTTGAGTTTTCTGATCTTAGAACTCTCAAACAATCTGCTGGTAATGTGTAAGCACTTGCAAACTCAAATACTGGTGCGGTTGTGTCTTTTGCTAACTCAACACGCTTTTGTAAACAGTTCCAGGGATGCTCACGGAAAACGGCATCTCTTACTAATTCATACCTCTGATTACACAATCGTGCATTCTTGGATGTTTCAGTAAGGCTGATAATAATGTTACCGCCTAACATATTTAAAGCTGAATTACATATATCAACGACAGACGCCATTTTCTCTCCTTTTGTTTATTGTGTGAACAACACCCAACATTTAATTGTACCAGTTGCAGAAGCTCCGCCTGTGGTAATTAAAATATCAGTTGATGCTGTTGTTCTGTGTCCAACACCAGTCATTGCAGCAATCGCTGCACCAGTTGATGAACCAGCTAACATAGACTGGGTTTGACCAGCCACGTTCCAAGTAGATGTTGCAGCAATATATCTGTCATCATCATCCGCATCTCCAACTTTTAAAGTTACAGATCCACCGAGTGCATCACATTTAAGGATTACATCGTGAATTGTAGCATTTGCTGGAATTCTTGCGATTGTGATATCAGATCCTGATCCTAAAGATGAGGCTTCAAATGTTCCGTGGAACACTTTCATTTCCCCACCAGCAAGTTCTGCATCTACTTTGACGACTGGAGTTGCATCCATGTTAGTTACTTCTACGCCTTTTACACTAGCCATGATTTACCTCCTTACGCCTCGTGTGCCTGAATAGAGACAACTTTATCTTCTTCCATTCTTGTTGCACCGATACTCATGCAGTAATAGATTTGAGTTGCATATCCTTTATCGGAACGCTCATCAATTCTTGACATGACATCTTTACCAACTGCCAGTTTGATACCGTCAGCTGCGTATGCAAAGCAAAGTCTTTTTGAAGAAGCAATACTTAGTCTGTTAGATACGATGAATTGGAAACCCATAAATGTGTTTACTTCACCAGTTACTAACGCTCTGACTGTATTAAAGTCAGCACTTGTGACTGAAGTTGTGCCTAATAGATCATCTATTTGTCTTGGTGATACAACGATGTATCTTGGTATTGACGCATCAACAGAATTAAGATCCATAATTCTTTTGGCATTTCTTAATTTTGCAATTGTTAATCCGTCTGTTCCACTTTCTGTGATTGCTTGTCCACCAGGTAGTGAGGTAGATGTACCTCCACTAACTCCAGTAAATGCAACACCAGTAGCTGCTGAAATGATAACATCATCCATTGCTCTACCCATTGCAAAAGCTGCTGCTTGTGCGTAAGTAGATGTAGGATCAATTAAAGTTCTCACTTTATCTTGATCATCAATGAGATCTGCATACTCATAATCCGCCAGAGATACTCTTCTCCGTGCGTGTGGAGTATCAAGCTGGGGGGTCGGAGCGTGCCTCGTTGTTCTCACTTGTGCTGTTACACTACCGATCTGTTCAAAGAAAGCGTTTTTGCCTTGTACAGTTTCACTGTCAACTTTATCTCTAAGGAGTGATCCTTTTTGTTGAGAAAGAAGTTGTACGTTATTACTATACTGTTCCACAAAAGCTGTGGTTATTTGTGAAGACATAAGTCTTTTCCTTTCTTATTGTTGATTGATTGATTAACAGAGTAGCTACCGTAAATACGACTTCTCTTGGATTTTAAGACTTTTGGTCTGCTTTCTTTCCAGCTGTCTTCGAAGAACGCTTTGCGTCTACCTTCGTAATCCAGGCAAATAATTCATCTGCCGTAGAATTCCATTCTTTCTTTTGATATTCCGTACCACTTTCAAAAACCATCCTGGCACATTCCATTCTGATTTCTTCAATAGTTGGTTCAAAATTACTATTGCTGTCTTTAGTTGCCATGAACCATTTCTCTCAGGTTCATTACATCTTCAACTGCTTTAGCATGATTGGGATGTGTCTTATCCCAGTAAGGTGATCCAGGAGCCATAGCAGCATCCATCTTTTCTCTCGCTTGATCAGGTGTCAAAATCATTTCTTGTGGATTAGAAATTGGTCTATCCTCTGAAATCATATCTGATACTTTGATCATTGCTTTTAAGAACATAGGGTTATCACCTAGTCTAGATCCGTCTGACAATTTTGTTTTGTCCAGTTGATCTTTTGTAAAAATGTTTTGTGCAACTCGTGAAGCAGATTTCATTTTAGTATCATACGCTCTTCCGAGTTCTTTTCTCATCGCAGCTTCGCTTTCTGCTTGATACTGTTGTAAATCTACTTGTGCATTGTTGGTGGCTGTTTCTTGCTGAGCATTATAAAACTCAACAAGTTTTGTTACTTGATTATTATTTAAACCTAGTTGATGTGCAATAGGTTTGAACTCATTAATAATCTCTGTTGCTTCACCTTCAATCTGATATCCCTCTGGGCTATCAGGTCTTCCCAACTTTTCGTAAACTGCATTCCAATCTTCTTGAGTTGCGTGTTCTGTTGGCACTGGTATCTTATCAGCACCGACCATCTTTTGAGCGTGTATATAACTCTTTGCCAATCCTGAAACATCCTGGATTGATTTTAATGATGGATCTTCTCTTAAATCATCAGGTAAACTTTCTTTCCAATTTACCTCGGTGACAGGCTCAGACGGAGTTTGTTGTGGTTCCGCTACCTGGTTTTCTTCTGCCATTATTTTCTCCTTTTAGCATATTCTTGATGAATAGAATGACACTTCGCTGACCTTCTAAATATGCCAGGTTATTGATGTCATTATCCATCGTGGTATTGTGTATGTGAAAACGATACTCTAAATCTTTGAGTATTTCTTCACCAGTACCCTGGGTAAAAACTTGTCTATAATTTTCTTTTAACTTTTTTATTTCATCCATTCTTTTATATATTTATTTCTGCCTCAATAATTGCTTTTCCGAGTTCTCTTGCAATTTGTGGAACGATTGAGTTTCCGAGTGATTTAATTCTGTTGCTTCTATTTTTGTCCAATTCATAGGATACCCCATTAACATTTCGCAAAATGTCGGATTGAGCTTCCCACCAACTTTCGGTTTTTCCAGAAATTCCATTGCATCTTGAAGTCTTGCTCCGTATGTCATGTGCGGTTTGTTTTTTTTCCGCAGTATGAAACCCCCAGACTTTGTTCTCTCTACTCTGCTTGATTGTGGTGTGTTTATGTTTGTTGCGTTGGGTGTTGGATACATTGCATCCGATGATCCAGACACGCTTTCTTTGATGCCACGCACCGACACCGCTAGCTGGAATAACAAGACTTTGGACTTCGTAATTTTCGCTTTCCAAGTCATCGTGGATCTGTCTGAACACCATGCCGTTTTGGATGTTAACAATGCCTTCAACATTTTCCCCAATGAACCATTTAGGTTTTGTTTCGGAAACGATTCTAATAGTTTCATCCCAGAGGTAGCGGTCATCGTCTGTTCCTCGTCTTTTTCCCGCAACGGAAAATGGTTGACATGGGAACCCTCCAGTAATGACATTTGGTTTATATTTGTTTCCTTTGACATTTCTTACATCATCCTCAATAGGTATATTTGGAAAATTTTTTTGTAATACTTGTTGACAAAATTTATCTTTTTCAACAAATGCAATAGTTTCAAATGATCCTGTGCTTTCTAATCCAAGACTAAAACCACCAATGCCAGAAAATAAATCAAGAACTCTTAATTTATTCAATTGCATACTAAGGCTTCAATGCTTTCACCATCGGAGCAGTTTTATTTGCAACTTCTGCTTCTTGCATTTGTTGCATTGCTTCCGCTTGAGCTTGTGCCGCAGCTGCACGCTGTTGTCTAATTTGTTGTACCTCAAAATCACTCTTCAAAATTTTTGCTGGTACGCCTAATACTTCAGTGATGTGTTTTACAAACTTGTCTGGATCTATGTAATCAAACACTGGTGCTAGTTGAGAGAGAGGAGAGAGTATTTCTAAAGCTCTAACAGCAGCTGTAATATCACCAGTTCTTTGTGACCGTGCAAGCGGTGAGGTGTACTCAATATCTATTTCTCTTCCT